TTTCTATTAACTATTTTCCATTAACTTTCATCTAACTAAAAATAAATGATTTTCATCTAACTAAAAACAAGCAACTGTATATGAGGATATTATACAGGTGTGGTTTCGAAACTATTCTCAACAGCACCTCACCCCCTTCCCCTCTCCTTGAAGTAAAGAGAGGGGTGCCTAAACCCGGTAAATTAGTTTTAACAACAAACTCTAAATACTCATTACTCACTACTCCAGTTAGTTCCAATTAGCGCGATAATTATCGTGTAAGTCTATTTTCCATTAACGATTAACTATTTTCCCTTAACTACCCCTATGTTTTAAAGATTTCTTCGGCATCGGTTTCGGTGATTTCTTTGCCGGTAAAAACAATCCGGTTGATTTCCCTGAGGGTTGCTTCTGGGAGTTTGTGCAGGTTTTCAACATCTACTTTTACGGTGTTGGTGTTGTTTTGGATTAGGATATAGAAGGATTGTTTTTCCAATCGTTTGGGATCTTCGAGGTCGGTAGGTTTTTCACCAATGGCTTTCAGGAGGTTGGCGTGTTCAATGGCGATTGTTTTTCGTGCAGTGGGTGAATTGTCGTTGTTGCATTTGGTGATGTTTGCAACAATATCATTGATTAGCCAAGTGCGCCAGAAATCGAAGTCGAAGGTATGCAGCGTATTGAATAGTTTTGCTGCAAGTCGGATATCGTTATATGCTGTTGAGAATGAGATTTCCGGAAATTTAGCGCGAAGGATGGAAATGGCATTTTTCTGGACAGGGTTTTTGTCCAGGATTTTTGTTGCTGACAATAGCCTATCCATTTGGTTTTGCTGGGCTGGTGAAAGCGGTGATGACAAGGGATTTAGTATGTGGGCTTTTATAAGCTCGTAGTTGGTTTCTTCGAGGGAGGTTCTCATTTTATTTCGGATTTCGGATTGGGGATTTCGGATTGCGCGGGTTAATAGGGATTTTACAGATTATTTAGCTTTCATGCGTTATTATTTATTTTTTACGGGTCGCATGGAATACGCCAGATTGAATATAATTTCAACTTAGGTTGATAGTTTGTACCAATCATGGGTATTTCTTGCTTTTTTCTTGATAAAAAAGCAACAAAAAATCAAGGCTTTATAAGGTTGCTTGCGTTTCTAATCCGAAGGTATCTTCCCGCAATACAAGGCATGAGAGATGGCACAAAGCCAGGCTTTTGTAGTTGCTGTGTATTGCTACGCACGTGCCTTTCGCACATACCTCCGAATAAGAACCGCTGGCGCAACCTTATAAGGCCGGTCCTTTCGAAGTGGAATTTACGTTTGGATGCACCGACGTGGATCGTTTTATTTCGGATTGCTGATTTCGGATTGCGGTTGGAACACGGATGACACGGATTGGACGGATTTTCACGGATTTTGATTACGGCACTTCGACAGGCTCAGTTGCCGGAATGGAGATTGATTAAAGAATTGAATCTTTGAAGTAGGTTACAAAGAGGGTTTGGGCGGGGGTGCTGCCGTTAAGGGCGGCGTTTTTGATAGAGGTGCGGAGTTCTATTTCTGAACTTAGACGCCCGGTGCAATAGGCTTTGTAGGCATCACCGATTTTGTTGGTGATCAGGTCGGTAAAATCGTCGATATCCACTTCTATATTGATAGCGATTTGTTCTGGGCCGAAGAAAAGGGCGGCCATTTCCTGTATTTCGTTAAGCTGTTCCTCTGAGAAATGCATCGTTAAAGTTTTTAAGGTCGAAATCAAAGACGGCAGGATCCGTGAAGATAATGCCTCGTTCCATTTTTGGGTTGTCTGTGGCATTTTGGCTGGTAACGATAGATAATTTCCAGTTGTCGTTCCAGAGCAATGCGATTTTTGCGTGTACGGAAGTGCAGCGGTAATTGAAGCAGCTTGCAATTATCTGGAATGGTTTAGGGCTTATGCTCCTTACCCTATTATCGAGTATCAGTTTGAACGAAATTATTTTCTCGTTCTCGATGTGGTTTTGAAGCTGCTGAATGCTTTTGCTGGAGAAGGAATAGGAGGTCATGGAAAGGTTAACCGGACCGGTTTGTTTGATTATGTACATTATCAGTCTGACCAGGTTAAAATTGCCGAAGCTGTAATAATGTGTGTTTACTTTAGGGTTAATCACACCGATTGCAGCCGTAAGGGATTTGTCCATATCAGAAACAAACTCGGCAGGCTGTTCGGAGGGTTCGGTAAAGGAAACAGGTTGAAGTTTACCGGGCTTCTTTTGTGCTGTTCTGTTTGCCGATGGCGAATTTTTATTAACTATTGGTGAAGGTTTTGGGATTGATTTGGTGGTGCGGAGCATGGGGAAATTTGTTAATGGGGTAATATGCTAATGCTGTAATGTGTTCAAAATGGTTCAATGCTTCGCGTTCAATGTTCAATGCTTCGCGTTCAATGCTTCGCGTTCAATGTTCAATGCTTCGCGTAAAACAGAGATTAATTGTTGTTGATGGCCACGAAGATTGGGATTGATACATTTTCGAGGTGGTTTTCGGGGTTTTCCCGGAGGGTTTTAAGGGTTTCGTAAATGGTTTGATAGGTAGTACCGATGTCGTCGAAAAGGATTAGCCTTTTGTAGTTGGGCAGGGGTTTGGTTTGTGTAAAATCCGGTTTGAATTTTTGTTTGCTGCGGGCTATCATAAAGTCGGGGAAGAATTCAATATTGATCAATTTGCTTGTACGGATGCAAATTTCAGTGGCAAAGTGATATCCTAATTTTTCTGAATGGGATCGTTTAGGGGTGGTGATAAGCAGGTGGTTATCCAGGTTTGGGAAATAGTATTTTATCAGGTTGGCAAATATTGGGGCCAGGATATCGGCATTAGCAATATTGGCTTTGAATTTTTCGAGGTTTTCCGTTTTGTAAAAGGCGATAATAAACAAGTCCTTGCGGGAAATGAGGCTGAATTTGGTGTAATGGATGTAATCGTTGTATGAGCTTTCCGAATCGCTACCAATATCTTCTTGGGTTTCTTCAGGAACCGTTTTTGGGACAAATACGGAATTGGATTTTATGAGCATTTTTTTAGTTTGAAAATGGGTTAATGTGATATTGCAGTAATGTGCTAATGTGGTCATTCGATTGTCATTCGGTGGTCGATTTGGTGGCCATTAATGGTCATTAGTGGTTGATTCGATTGTCATTGGTGGTCATTCGGTGGTAATTCGGTGGGTTGGTGCTGAATGCAAAAAGGGTTTGAGTTGCGGATGCGAACTAAACCCTTTATGTATTATGGTTTGATGTTAAGTTAGGTCGTGGAGTTTGCGTTCAATGGTTTCAAGGGCTTCGGTTCGGCTTTTCATCCTGAGTTCGATTTTTGTCCGCTTGGGGCCTTTGGGCATAGGGTTTAAATTGTTACCTTTTTTGTTTTGCTGGTAGTCGAGCATGTGTTGATCCTTGCTTAACAGGGATTGAATTTGTTTTTTCAAGTCTTTCAAATTCTGCAAATCGTCCGGGAGGTCAGATGAAGCGGAACTTTCAGTATTATTTGAAGTTAGGGTTTTGATATCAGGGATGGTGCCGTTTGTATAATAATCTTCTTTTGCTTTGTGCATGATATCAATGACGAGTGAGCAGTCGGCAATTTGGTCAGAATGTGTTTTTCTTTTCAAAACAAGCTCCTTTGTGTTCCCTGAAGGCAGCCCGGCCATAGCGTCGTGAAGAATAGCCCTGGTTTTATATGCATCAGCGTGCAGTTTGATCACATGCTCGACTTCCGGGGGCAATTGGTCTTTTGTTGTTGGTTGAGGGGTTGAGGGGTTTATGGGTTGAGTTGTTGAGGGGTTGAGATGTTGATGGGTTGATGGGTTGATGGGTTGGGAGGTTGATGGGTTGAGCTGTTGAGGGATTGGGGCTGCAAGATTGATTATTTCGGCCAGGGATGCGCCTGAGCTGGATGCTGCATATTTCAAAAGCTCATAGCGCAATTTTTGGGAATATCTTTGTGGGCGACCGGAAATGCTTTTTACAAGCTGCTTGTGTTTCCCGGTTGAAGCCAGCAGTGCAACACCTTCAGAAAAGTTGCAACCATTAGCCATCCAATTATTTACTTTTTCTTGCATGGTTTTTTTGTGAGGGTTTTGGTTCGACAGGCTCACCAACCGTGGGTTGAGGGGTTGAGTTGTTGATGGGTTGATGGGTTGATGGGTTGATGGGTTGATGGGTTGAGGGGTTGATGGGTTGAGTGGTTGAGTTGTTGGTTTTATGGCTTTTTGGCCTTGCTTGGTGAGTTTGAGATATGGGAAACCATCGTTGTACAATTTTTCCAAAATTTCAAGGGATATAGTTTCCCTAAAATCGACAGCACCGAACTGGAATGTTATTACAATTCCAGGTTCGATGCCAACGAGAGTAAAATGTGGGTGCAAAGACATAACCAGTTTATGGTTAGTTTATATTAGAGTTACAGAACCGGTGCTAGTTGCGCC